TGAGAACGCACGATCACGTGCAGAAAGTGAAAAGGTAAGATCTCGACAGGCCCTCGAGTGAATATGTAAACGAGTTTATACCCCAGCCTGCCGTGCAGCATCTAGTTCATCTCCACAAGTTTGTCACGGCCGGTGCGCCGCCACGACCACTAGAATTCATGTTGAGTTGCGCTTGTTGTGGGTTAAGAATGCACATATGGCAAGCGCGAACGCGATGTACACTCCCCACACACCGGCAACAACCCTCAAATCCTCCTAGTTTTAGTGTTTAACCAAACTCATATTGATGAAATAGAAAATAGCAAATTAAAGTAGGCGTTAGCCATAAATGTTGGTATCACAATGTAGAGTGCAGAGATACGCCGGACTTATGCATAACATGAAGGATCAACAATTTGGATTGAGACAATCATATCACCGTTGACGAGAGCAGCATCAGCTGAATTCAGGCCAACAGTGATAGAGTCATTACGTGCCACTGGTAAGGCAAAATATGACAACCCAGAAATTGATGCTTCTTTCCATCGCGACGTGACAGACACTGAACTACCATTCTGTGAAAGATTTGGCAAGTTCGATGCAGCTGACGAAGTCGGGCAATGGAAGATTATGTTATAATAAGTATCCGAAAGGGCAACAAATGAAAGCCCATAGTAATTACCACCAGTAGAATACGCAGAATAGGATCCAACGATAGTAACGCTACCTGATGAACAGGCGGTGACACTACCGGATGTATCTGCAGTAAGTACAGTGGAAAAGCATTTAGGACCAGCTTGTGGTGTAGAGAACGTTACATCATACTCTACCCACAACTCGCTGATTAAAGACGTATCAGCTTGGCCTTGCGTGGCTACTATGAGCGTGCCAGCGTCCTGTAAACGCACATCGGCTGTATTGCTAGATGTGATCGGAGCAACAAGCAATTTTGAATGCATCTTGCTGGGATCAACAATCATCTTCAATTCAGACCATGGTGCAGAACGTATGGCACCTTCGTATTGTAACAAATCCGCCTTATTAGCAGGCAAAGGATCTGTTGGGTCATAATCCAAAGCAGACATCAACGAGCCAGTTGTAGTAGAGGCAGATTGAGTTCGCAAATGGAATGACAATGAGTTGAACTTATATTGTTCAAAGTTTGGGGCAATACGGGAGAGCCATGGGAAAAGAGTGCCATCACCAGCGTTAACACGGTAACCAGTAACCGAAAAGGCCACTGAACCATTAACGTCAGCAATGTATTCAGAGTGTCTAACCCGATAGTCAGCCAGGCCTTTGTAAGTCATACGGACAGGACGGGTTATGGCATTAGATACCATCATCGTCCCATCACGCCGTTTGCTGACAGGGGCAGTGACACGCTTACCACCGGCAGGGGGTAAACCCAATTGTGGTGCCGGGGGCACGTATTTCACCATTGCTCTTTCAAATTTGTTGTTCCTACGCCGCGCACGCCGCCGTTGTGCTTTAGCGTTAGCCCCGCTGGCATATCGAATACCTTGACGGGCGAGGGCTAAGCTTCCAGCAGCAGCTTTACCAGCATATCTGGCAAGTGCGCGCTTCTCTGCAGGAGAAAGTGAGTCGTATGCACTTCGTGCACCTTCATATAGTACTAATTCTTCAGCCATTTTATATCTATTAAGTCTTAAAACATCCCAACCTCCCTCCCACGGCCCGCAGGCCGTATGTTTTCTTAGGCGTCCTGGTTATCCACCTCGTGGAATGACCAGAACGCGCGAGAAGTTAAAAGAGTCTCAACTTCTTGCAAAGATGAGATTTCTTTCAGGGCTTCACCCAAAACTTCATCAGTTAGAGAGTAACGATCTCGAAACTCTTCGTAACCCTCTTCACTCAATAGATAATCTTCAGGTAGCTCACAATATCGGGAATAAAGAAAGCGGCGCGACACCATACGGTAGAACCGTTGTCGCGTCTTATAACTAGTCTTTGACATGACACCAGATGTGAGTTCTATTAGCTTTTCTAATAACTCATGCATAACTGGTACACCACGATATTGATGTAGCAAACCTTCGGCTACAACACGGACATAAAGTTGGCGCTCAACCCTATTATATACAGCCCCAGGCATGCGCACAAAAGAACGCTGCAAAATACGCCCGGGCATTGGTAATAAATTGAACCCTCTTGGGCCAGAATAAACTGTTCGCCTCAAGAATGTAGCACCAATAATGTCGTCGCGATAAATAACTTCAGCAGGAAGACCAAGGATGTCAAAGAAATAACAACCTCTCTTATAAGCTGCAGCCACTTCAGGGCGACCTTGAAATAACATGTCGTCTCCGAGTAAATGGAACATGAAGTCCCTACCCTTTATCCACTCAACAACCTGAGCTTCGCTCGAACCGGCTACCAAACAACACACTTGCGCCATGGCATTAACTAAAGTGTTGCCAATAGATGTGTTTTGCACACCTGACGCACGACGGCCATCTCCGCTATATCGGATATAAGAACCATCATCAAAACCATTCATACCCCCCTCTGTGTGTAATTGGTATCTAAAGAGGCGCCGAAATTCCTGACCATCTCCGGCAAGCAACTGCAAATGCATATCACATTCAGCAGTAAGGATGCGAGTGTCCTGATGTGAATCAAATTTTGAAAAATCACTCTCAATCACACTTGTTAAGCCACGATCATAAGCATCTGTGACTAACGCACCCATTTTCTCATTAGACCGGCAAGCATAATGTATTACACCATCTTCGCCATTCCAATTATTTTTAACATATTTTGAAATAGCGTAAACCCAGGGGCCCAACCAAATATTATACATGGTCAAGCAACCTTGAATACACCGCTCACGAAAGTTGTGAGGTTCAATGCTGGCTTTCAAGCCAACCTCCTTCTTAGTAAATGTCTTTCGTCGATTACCCTCCTCCTTCCCTATTCTTCCAAAATTCTGGAGCTCACTCAATACCTCTTTACGCTTTCCTCCGGACCAATTAGCCTCAGCAATCCACTTGAGTACTGGGTACCGGTTTACCTGGTCAGTGCGAATGAGGAGAGGAAACAACCGCTGTACATACATCTCAATTAAGTCTTCTCGTGAACGAGAGACGGGTGCATGTGCCAGAGCTTGGCGTGTCTCAAGAGCTCGTAAACTACTGTCAAGACAGCTATCAGGGATAATAATAGCGCTAGGGTCTACAATAGGGCCACAGAATTGTGCGCGCTGTGTTCCAGGACAGCCTAAACCCGGGTCACGGATTTCAACGTGCCAAGTAGGGTCTAGCAAAGGGCGAGCCAATGGCCGCCACACACAATCAGTCCACTTCATCTCAATATATTTTAATGAAGGAGTATAACGCTTATTATTTTTAATGAGAGTGCAACTAAAAAGGGCGATTAGGGCAGTGGCAATTGGAAAAGCTTCCAAACCTCCACTTGAGCCTGCTGACGCTATAGTCACATTCCCAATTGCATATAAAAGGACAAGGAAAACACACATTCGAGGTTGCAAAAAGGTGCAAACCAAGAGTAGTATGATCAATCCTGCCCAATAAAACCAATGTGAGATACTACACAAAAAGTTAACAATGCAACTAAATCCACCAATAACTGTGTGAGCGGTCGCCGGCCCGGTAAACAACGACAGGCAGGCGACGACAGCAATTGCGAATATAATCATCTTTATTCCGACGAAAGTTGTATTAACTGATTTCTTTAAGCCATTCTTTAAGGCCACAACCCATCCAGGCTGCTGCAAAAACCAACGAAGAATGCTAAGAACGTAGCTGAAAGCAGTTCGGCCGATACTCAAACCTTGTTTTTCAGTTTCAACGGCACGAACATACCTAGAATAAGCTGCATTTAGCTCATATAGCCGGGTATCATAACCAAATTTAGTACGCAATTTCTGCATACGTTGGGCTATTAGACTTGGATGGCGATTAAGATAGCGTCCTTCGGTTTCTATAAATTCTCGATAGAGACGCATATCAATAATATCCCCACCCCACAGCATTAAAATATCACCCCTACGGATGCCATAAGTATTCAAAATGGGCCACTGAGTGGAACTTTTATAAACAGCTGTTCCGCGGTCAGTTAGCTCAAACTCATAGCGTAATACATCATCAACACTTAAGTCCAACACGTCGAGTTCCTCTCCAACTTCGAGCTTCTCAATCGTGTAGAACCGGGCAACATAAGAATGTACCGTGTCAATGAAACAGTCATTAAGTTTATACCACTCTCCTTTAACTTTAAAAGCGTTGCCGCACATAAAGTCAGGATAAGGATGGTCGTATAAAGCAATGCCGTCAGTACTCTTAACAGTCATCCGGCGATCACTGTGTTGAACAACAGTGCCACAGGGCCAGACGATTTTATCACTAGCTTCATGATGCAGGGAGTAAAACCCTTCAGGCGCATCAGTACCAGTGAACATCTCAACCAGCTGCTCTGGTGTGAGATAGTAGAGCACATCAACCATAAGGATAGCACGACCTTCGCGATGTGGACATTTAGCCCATTCACAACGACAATCAGGTGTGCTATTACGTTCTATATCTTTAGTATATCGTGCAGAGTGAACATGATGAAGTGGATTCCCCAAACGGTTTGATCCACAATAATCATATATCTCTCCATGACGGGAGACTATTCGTTCTTCCAACTCTGCTTGCATACACTTACGGATAGCATTCATATAAGGATGTGGCACTCTGCCCATAATAGCCCGGCAATGTGTATAGCCCTGGGCATCTAGCGCTGCTCGCTGCACATCAGGCATTTCAGCAACGCGAGGAGGGGACCAAACATAAGCTTGATCACCTGGTTGAACCTCAACCACATGCCAGCGATTACCGCGACTTTTGTGGTGAGAGACAAATTTGCCTTTATGATGGACAGTAATAGAGTGACGTGAAACAAAAAGAGTTATTTGTGGTCTCGCATCCATGTGTTCGATAGAAACAACAAAGCGAGGCTCAACCACAGTTAACCCTTGAATTCCCAACTTATCACGCGCTTGTTTATCATATGTTGTAAAGTGCTCTGCAACATCATAGTCCCACATATAGCGGTATATGACATCATAGATGCAGTTAATTTCATAATGACTAAGCATTTTCCGCCGTGAATAGTAAGGTTCCTTCCCAATATAAAGCTTATCAGTTGCACCAGTTGTTTCTGAATCGGAATCTGGTGACATCTTTGATTCCGAGCACGCTCCAGCCCCCGAGAAGTCGCGTGTCATCTTCTGACTTCTCCTAGCAGGGTGGTCCGGTCCGAAGACTGGAGCCCCGCCGTCTCCTGTATCAATTACAATTTCTATTTTCTCATCATCACTTGAGTCCTCCTCAAGCAATAAACCGCTCACGACAACAGGGCACCGCCCATTGCCACGTATAGACACCAGTGAGTCCTCCTCACTGGCGGAGCTTGCTGCGCCCAACAAGCTACCGCTCCGCGTCTCAGGATGCATTCCCACCCCACTAACAATGCCATTCACAACCTCTTCATCAATACCGCTGCGTTTGACATCGTCCTGTTCATAGTGGTGACGACTATCCTCCGAAGAGTCTAGATTTGCATAACAG